GCGATGCGTGCAACAGAATACTACGAGGCACTATGCGAAATAGACAATGTACTAGCGATGCCTTACACGAAGGCAGAAGCCTACACGAAGATCAGAGCAATCGTACTGAACACATTGGGGGAGGCGTGACATGGCCTTTCCCTCCATTCCCAAATCCAAAAGACAAGGGAATCAAACAACCCAAATTCAACCCCGAAAACTATGAGGATGCACCTGTATGACACAAGATGAAATCATTGAGATGGCTAAAGAGGTTGGCATGGATTATTTGCAATACATCAGCCCTGAAGCATTTGAAAAAGTTGTAGCCTTTGTTGAGCTAGTAGCACAGCATGAGCGTGACTCAAGGAGAAGAATCATGGATGACGATGACATTCAAGAATACGAATCATCAGGTTGGCGTAAGAGGCAGATCAGTAATAGAGATACTACCAACATACGCAACGCTACATTAGAAGAAGTTGCGCAAGCATTTGACAAGATGAAAAACGGTGGAGATACCTCCGCATCATTCGCTATTTTTGTACGAGGAATGAAACATGACTATTTTTGTTAGCATTGCATCCTACTGTGACAGACTACTTGAGCAGACTGTGCGCGATATGCTTGCAAAGGCTAGTCGCCCAAGCGAGTTGAGATTTGGAATAGTAGAACAAAACTTTGCGGAAAGGCGACTTAAGTTTGACGACATCAAGTCCCAAGTGAGGTATGTTGGGATAGATGTGCGTGATACGAGAGGTGCTTGTTGGGCGCGTTCCCTTGCCATGTCACTCTACTCAGGTGAATCATGGTTTATGCAGATCGACTCTCACATGATATTTGATCAGGGGTGGGATGACACGTTACTCGAAGCGGCAGCGAATTGCTCACAGATGTCGCCTAAGTTTCTTATATCCAATTACCCCAACCCATTCAAGATGGTTGATGGTGTACCTGTGACAGAGAAAGTAACTAAAGGTGCGCTACTGCATTTGGTGATTGATGATTGCCAATTCAAACCTGACCACATGATCTTGTACTTCAGAGGTAAGGAGTTTGAGACTGCACTACCTATTAAAGGCTTTCATGTCGCGGCAGGTTTTATCTTCACGCATGGGCGGTTCGTGTATGAAGTGCCTTATGACCCACACATTTACTTTGAAGGAGAAGAGCAAACACTTGCGGTTCGCGCATACACACATGGATGGGATATTTATCACATACCAAACAACCCGACCTATCACATGTACAACACAGATCACAACCCAATGAATATGCACAGAGAGTTACATTGGACAGAGGGAGAAGACAAACAGCGTAGTACAAGGTGGTGGGAACTCGACAACAAGTCCAAGGCGCGAATCAATGCACTTCTAATGCATAGCGCAGACCTAGGCATCTATGGATTAGGCAAAGTCAGATCATTGGCTGAGTACGCCAACTTTTCAGGTATTGACTACCGCAACAAAACTATTGCACGCCACGCAAAAACTAGAGGAGATAACCCTTGAACGGATTCGTTAAACAACAATTAGATATAGGCAGTAAGCAACCGCTACACGGCTACAAGCTATGCGGTAAATGCGAAGTAGCGAAGCCCCCTGAAGGTGGCATACACATGTCGCCATCTAAGTGGGTGTGTGCTATGTGCTGGACTAACCGAACAACATCAAGGAATCTGAAACATGCCAAGACCTAAACCGCCCGAGCCACTTATAGGTAGACAAGTACGAATGTCAGACAGACAGTTTTACATTCTTAATCATCTTGGTGGTGCTGAATGGTTAAGAAAGTTATTAGATAGCAAAGATCCGTTTTCTAAAGCATATTATAAAAATATTTTTAAAAAGGAGGACAAACCCACTTGACAAATAAAAACTAAGCCTTACTATACCAATCCCAAACCTTAATTAAGAAAGTCAATATGACAAAACGCAAACTCACTCTCACCGAAAAAGCACGTCGTTACTACGAGAAGTTCCCCGATGCTAAGCATGCCGAGGTTGCCTCTGCAACAGGCATTGATATTAAGCACTTGTATGTGATCAAGAACAAGCTTAAGGCAACTGGGCGCTTACCGATTACCCCGGCGGTTCCCTTAACCACTCTCACCACGGATAAAAGTTTTAAGGCATTGTTGGAAGAGGTTCGCATTAAACCTATCAATAAGATTCGCATGCAAGCCCCCGAGCGTATGATGGAAGTTTCCAAACAGGCATTTAAAGTTTCAGCTACCCCTGATCTTGTAAATCAACCGCCTCACTACACGGCAGGTGGCATCGAGACTATCGACTTCATCGAAGCGAAGAAGTTGAACTACAACCTTGGTAATGTAATTAAGTATCTTACGCGAGCCGACCACAAAGGCAACAAGCTAGAGGACTTACGCAAAGCGCAATGGTATCTGACACGCGAAATCAACTCAACTAAGTAATCAATGAGCCTTATCACCATTGACTTTGAGACTTACTACACTAGCAAAGACCTAGGCTTCAGAACTCAGACCACGGAGGAGTACATCAGAGACTCGCGGTTTGAAGTTATTGGGGTTGCAGTACAGGTTGACGCTGGTGAGCCAGTATGGTTCTCGGGAGACCGCGAAGCAACACGCAAGTGGCTAAAGCAATTCGACTGGAAGAACAGTATGATGCTTGCCCACAACACGTTGTTTGATGGCGCGATCTTGAAGTGGCACTTTGGTATCACTCCAATGGTTTACTTAGACACGCTATGTATGGCGAGAGCTATACATGGTGTGGAGGTCGGTGGTTCTCTGGCCAAGCTCGCACTCCGATATGGAATAGGTGAGAAAGGTACAGAGGTTACTGCCGCTATCGACAAGACTCGTTCGGACTTTACTCCCGAGGACTTAGCGCAATACGGAGAGTATTGCCGTAACGATGTCGCGTTGACCTACCAACTGTTCAACAACATGTCTAAGGGTTTCCCGATGGAGGAACTCAAACTAATAGACATGACCTTGCGCATGTTCACCCATCCCATGCTTTATGTGGATGAGGAGACTCTTCAGCAACGCCTTGATGATCTACGCAAAGAGCAAAGCGATCTACTCTCGTCATTGATGGAGAGCCTTAAATGCGAGACCGAGGAGGAAGTGCGTAAGCAACTCTCTAGCAATCAGAAGTTTGCCAAGGTGCTAGAAGGATTTGGCGTGACTGTGCCACTCAAAAACAGTCCTACGACTGGCAAAGAAGTACCCGCACTAGCCAAGAAGGATGAAGGCTTTATTGCGTTAACTGAGAATGAAGATACTTTTATCCAACACCTGTGCGCAGTACGTCTCGGCACGAAGTCAACCCTAGAAGAAAAGCGCATCCAACGCTTCATTGACATAGGTAAGCGCAACAGAGGAATGATTCCTGTCCCCCTGAAATACTATGGCGCACATACTGGCAGATGGTCGGGGTCAGACAAGATTAACTTTCAGAACTTGCCAAGCCGTGATGTAAAAAAGAAAGCTTTGAAGAAGGGAATCATCCCACCCGAGGGCTATCTAGTAATTAACTCTGACTCATCGCAGATCGAGGCTCGTGTGCTTGCGTGGCTTGCGGGTCAAGATGATGTGGTTAAACAATTCGCAGATGGTGAAGATGTTTACTCTGTGTTTGCATCCAGTATCTATGAGCGACCCATATCTAAGAAAGACCCAATTGAGAGATTTGTGGGTAAAACTTGTATCTTGGGATTGGGCTATGGCACTGGGTCATTAAAGTTACAACACACGTTAGCCACTACACCTCCCAATGTCAAGCTAGATGCGGAAGAGTGTAAACGTATTGTGGATGTGTACCGAGATAAGAACGACAAGATCATTGACCTATGGCATGAAGCTGATCGACTGCTTGAGGACATGATGAACAAGAAGTTTGATAAGCCACTATCGTTCGGTCAGCATGGTTGTGTGTTCTACGACGCGGAAGGCATCATCCTGCCTAATAACTTGCGCATCCGATACCCGAACCTACGAAGAGCAGAGAAGGATGGAAAGTCTCAAATCGTCTATGACTCACGCAGAGGCGAGATATCCATTTGGGGTGGTGGCGTTGTTGAGAACATTGTTCAAGCGTTGGCGCGAATAATCGTGGGTACTCAGATGGTTGAGATCAATGATAAGTATCGCGTTGCATTGACTGTGCATGATGCCGCAGTCGTGGTTGTAGAAGAAGACAAGGTTGACATAGCCCTAGAGGTCATAACTAGTCTCATGTTCAAACCGCCAACATGGGCGAGTGGGCTACCTGTCGCGTGTGAAGCAAAAGCGGGTGCAACTTATGGAGATTGCT